TGTGGATTATCATCTACATTTTGAACATTCCAGTTACTATCAAAATAAATTATTGATCCATTTTTAGTTTTAACTGTTTTAGCATTTAATTCTTTTGCTTGCTTTTTCATTGCTTCCCAATCTGGAATCCAATAACCTTCAGCATTAAATGATCCAGCATCTTCAATAACAGGAACAGTTCCACCATCTTGCATTTGTGGATACTCATCTACATAGTCTGCTCCAGGAAATACATAATCTTGTCCTGGATACATCATTTGTGGTTCTCCCATATTAGGGTATGCCATAACAGGATACGGTACACCCTGCATTGTTATAGTATCAGATGGAATTCTAGTTACCTCACCTGGATGTGCCCATTGTCCTTTTGGATCTACAATAATATTTTTTGGTGCTGCAAATCTCTTAGTCTTATTTAATTCTCTAGTAGCTTTGCTTAGTACTTTTTTGTTACCCATTATCTAAGAGATATTTGATTTTTACTATTTACAATTTTTAAGATCATGTTAGTATCTGAACTATCTTCTTTAATTAAAGTTAGGTAATTTAAGTAATGTCTAAACTTCTTTCTTTGTAGTTCAGATTTATTATAATCCAAGTTTGTTGGGTTAAGAGTTCTCTTATAACCATTTGATTCAGTAAACCAAATGTTTCTATCTGCATAATTACCCTGTAATACAGTAGTACCTGGGATCACAGGTCCTGTTGGAGGATAATCTGATCCTATTGGGAATTCTGATCTATCTCTAGTAATATCCCAGAACTGGTTAAATCTGTACTTGTTCTCTTCTTTACTAAATAGTATATCAAAAGAAGCTAGGTTAGATTGATTTAGTTTAGGATATTGCTCACTTAATGTAACATTATTCTTAGGAAAGATATTAAGATTTAAATATCCAGAAACTTGTTCTGAGTTATATACTATAGCTCTATCAAAGTTATAATCTAATACATGAAAATGGTCAATACAGTTTTGTTCTCTTCTTCTATAACATTCTAGAATATACTCAATAGATTTAACTGTTGTTACAGTTTGACCTGTAATGATTGGAAGTTCTACTTCAAAAGGATATTGATCACCATAGAAGTTACAGAAACTTGAACAACCTTCATTATGTTTCCAGATACCATTCTTCTTGGTAGTAAGGAATACATCTTTTGTACCCATACTAAGATCTGGATGCCAGTCATGGAATGATAACCAGAACTCATTTTTAGGGTCATAACTTACAGTCCATGATGCATCTTCAAATAGTATTGGATTACCTAATTGATATATACCTGGTTGAACAGTTCCATTAGCATTTTGTATTTGGAAATAATCTCCCTGTCCTTTTTTAGGACCAGATGTAATTAGTGGTACATAAATAATCTGACCACTAAAGTTTGGAGCTTTCCATTTTTCTAGTAACTGATAGTCTCTTTTAGAGAAATATAGAATACTATTTTCATTATCATATAAAGACTGGCAACCAATACCTGATACAGGATTATCCTGATATGGGTAATCTGGAAAGTCATTAGTTAACTTATAAGGTAAGAAGTTATTAAACCACCATTTTAATCCAATCTGAGAGATCTCTTTTAAGTTACTTCCTAGTGAGAATATCTTAGCTTGGTTTTGTGAGATATAATAAATACCAGCAGGAGTAGAAATTACAGATAATCTATTCTGAGATGATCCGTATTCATAGAATGGATCTGAGTTAATTACAGCTTGTCCTGGTTGACTAAATAAGCCACCATCTCCAATAGTAATCTTTGTTCCAAGATCTGTTTGTAAAGTATCTACACCCTGGTACATTAATGGACTACTGTTCTTAAATGTAATTACAATACCATTCTTATTAATAGACTTAACTCCTGATATCTGGGACTGGAATTCCTTGTAGTTGTTTACTAAGAATACAGACCAACTATCTTTAAGAGCTTCTTGTTGCTGTGGTAATGAATATATAATTCTATCTGGATAGTAAGTATAACATAACTTAGCTACGTTAGGATTATAATATCTACTCTGCAAATTACCGGATGAGAAGTACTGACTAAATGCTTTGGTAATACTTAGTGAATAGTCATATCTATATTCATTACCTCTAGTAATAATTTGCGGATCCATATTAAACATACTAACAATATCAGTATATCCATATGGGTCATAATATTTTTCTGCTTCTGTAATACCTTGTATTCTGAAATCTACAAGTACTTCAGATTCTACAAAGAAGTCTCTAACAGAAGATACTGCTAAATAGAAATAACAATCTTTTGGTCTAAATATTCCTGGATAGTTTCCAGCTGTACTGTCTCTGTAATCAAAACCATCATAGTCCATTTTATAGAACTGTGTAGGCCTCCATCCTGTACCAGGAGCAGCACCACCACCAAAGAACTGAGTAAATATATTTGAGAAATCAGATATATCATACTTAGTAGAGTTTACCCAGAATTTTGGTTCCGGTATCATTTGTCTAAGTATGTAGTTAAATTCAAATCCATCTGGTTGACCATACAACCAATCATAGAAGAAGAACATTGAATTCTTCTCAGTATATCTATTTACAAATGTATCTCCGCCAAAGAATATTGGTGTAAGAGTAATTTTATTTATAGTGTATTGAGTTCCTGTTGAACATGTGTACTGTTCTGGCCAAAGATGATTTACATAATAACTATCATCTAATTTTTGCTCACATGGAGTAATTACAATCTGTTTGATTGATTCCAACTGCCCATACTGATTTCTCTTTCTAAACTTAATTGCACCATAGTGACTGGCAATTGGTAGAGAAAACCCTGTAGATATATTATTATCACTAAAAGATGGTCCGGAAATATTACCCCAAGCATTACCTTGTCCAGAACCATTGTTGTCAAAGTATGACATTGTCACAAGTGACTTATCATAATATCCACCAGATGAGTTTAAAATAAACTTAGGACCTAAATCTACTCCGGCAGGATATGCTGGTTGGAAGTATGGACCACTTAAAGTTCTTAAAACTACTGAGTCAGATCTTTTAAGATTATTAATGGAGTATCTTTTATTAGCTACCACCGGCCACTGAGATTGATAATATGGTACTTCTTGTATATTACCTCTAATATAAAAAGCATCATCAATTTTTAATCTAGTAACATATGGTTGAGAAGCTCTTTGAATAAAACTTGGAGGTAAGAAACTATCATATAAACCATGTGATATCATCTGCAGTGCATACTGATCAAATGGTAAGAATGCATATATTACTTGAAGAGTAGCATCAGCACCTTCAGAAAAATAGTAGAAGAACTTATTAAGTGCACCCAGTACGTTACTAGCTAGTTGAATAAGAGCATTGTTAGAACCTGACTCAAGAAGACTAGCCGCAGATACTTCTACATCAATCTCTGGAGCAGTAAATGTCCCACCATTTTCAAAACCTACATTATAATTAAATTCATTGAAAATTTCTGATAGACTTGGTGTATTAGGAAAACCAACAATACTACTTATAAAATTACCAGTAAAATAATTATTTAATCTACTAAAGAATGAACCTTGTGGACTAAGAATAGGGTTATTTGGAAATTGTGGGTTACCTACGTCTTGTTGTATGTTTAAAGTTGTGTTAGGATCCCAATTTCCTGTTGTACTAATGCTACCACCAAGAGTAGGCGCAGTAGCAAAAGTACCCTGAACATCCGGAAATAATTGTTTTGTAAAACTAGCACCAGGTTGTTTTATAGTTTGTTTACCAGTAAGAGAAACAATTGCTTCTACAAATCCAATAAGTAGTGCAAGTCCCATAGCAGCATCACTAATAAGTTTAAACTTAGGATGCTCATCAGGATACTTAAACTGTTGTGCTGAATAACCACTTAGTGCACCATATAGTTTTAGTTCACTTCCTTCTAAGAAAGGAGTTCTAAACATTGTATCTGGTGAGTGAAAAGTATTGATTTCAATTGGAATAGTCTGAGTATATCCTGTATCTACTTTGATGTATGGATCATTAAACTGGAAGTTATCCTGACCAGCACTTCCAGTATTCATTGGAGACTTCAAACAGTTAAATGGATAGTTAGGATAAAGACCAGTTCTATTTCTTGCAACGTCTCCTTTAATCTTATAGGTTCTCATATTATTGAGCATACCTTTTGCAATAATAGATTTGTTACCTTCTCTAGATCCTCTTAATATTTCATAACCTACAATGCCCGGGATATCATTACCATCATTATCTTTTGGTAATGGAATTTTTTCAAACACTACACCCATCAATCTAATGTTTAGATTATTTGAGTCTCCTGGTACAGAAGCTGTACTTGGTCTATAATGTAGAGTATTAGCATTTAAATAATTATCTGGAAACTTATGATGTCTAATATTAAGACCACATAGATCATTAGGATAAATAGTATTTCCTTGTGAATCTATATAAGTTGCATGACCATCTGAACCAGTCCAGCAATGTACACTTGGATTCCATATTTCAGATTGATTATCTGGATATATCTCAGATGATTCCCAGTAACCCATTTCTCCAGAAGCAACTACTACACCGCCATCATTTGTAGTTGTACCAAGTATAGATGCAACACCATTTGTATTGGCTGTGTTATACATCTCAAATAGTTGATCTGAATCTGTAAGTGTATTTACATCATTAATATTATCTGTTCTCTCATTACCGGTTACTTGTGTAGTTGTTCCAGTAAGAGTGTATGTATAATCTTGTGGAGGTCTTCCTGGAATATGATATGATGCAGACTTGTCTCCGGTATTGTATACCCAACGGATGAAGAATGCATATACTTCATCTCTTAAGTAACTACCTTTATTACCACCCTTTACATAGTAGTCTGCAGGATATTCAACAGATACCCACTTAGCTCTAATTAAATTAGCAAGTGGCTGATAATTAAAATCAAATTTAGATCTTGGACCAACTCTTAACAAATAGTTATTTACATCTGTCATTTGATCAGATGTTTCATAAACAGGATTTGTAATAGGTATAAACTGTAATGGAATAGTAATTAAATCATCTTTAATCTGATCTAGTTCAATTACATTAGTTCTTGTAGAATATGTACCAATCTGTTTTGCTACAGTACCTTGATTAATATTCTGTACAACTACTAGAACAAACTCATCAAAGTTTTCTTGATCAGCTTCTACATTGATTGTAATAGCTCCTTGTAAGTCGTCTGGAAAATAAATTGGTTGAGTGTTACTTGGGGAAAAATAATCTGTAACTCTCTGACCCTTTATTAAATAAGCAATAACAGCAAAGTATGTTCCATTTCTAAGTGTTCCTCCAGACTCACCTCTTTGAATAGAAAGACATGGTGTTTGAACAAGTCTTGCAAGTCTAATGTGATCACAGTCTAATTCATTTGTATCATCACATGTAACACAGTTAGCATTAGTAGAACAATCTTGTACCCATGCTACTCCTGGCCATAATGTAAGATCACCTGTAGGATTAACATATTGATTCACTGCAGTATTATAAACTGCTTGTGTAGGGTTAGTAATTGTACTAAGTTGCCATTCATAGTCATTAGATGGCCAAGTTTGTGGATCACCAACATTTAAGAATCTATCTGGATTTAAACCATCTGCCCAATATACTTGCCATGAACAGTCTTCTCTTTCTCTAGACGATCCTGATATAAGAAATCTTTTATCAAACCCTAAACATTCATCTTGTACAATAGGTCTGTAAATACATCTTTCTTCTTCTAGTAGTCCAATCTCTGACATAACAGGTTTACCATTCAAAGCATGTCCTGCTGAATAGATTATCCACTTATCTGAATAAAGATGAATTGCACCAATTATGTAAACATCTGTTACAGCATTTGCACCAAATGTTGGCATAGTTGTTCCAACTGCAGCACATAGTATGTTTGATGCTTCATTAGATAAAGTACCTAAGTTACCTTCTGCAGTATTGTTAGTTGCATTGCGGGCATGTATCCACATACCTTCTGATACAAATGAAGGATCAGAATCTTTATTAAGACCCTTAACAAATGTATTAGTAATACTCTGAGATGTATTCTGTAATTTTGCCATTACATTACTCTTCTATTGTAGTCATTATTTCTATAGTTCCTGTAAGCTAAAGTATTTGGTGAATAGCTTTCAAACATGTAGTAATATTTACCATACATTGCTTTTCTATTAGCCCACCACATATCAGCCATTTCTCTGAAGTTTGGAGTATTGACAAGACTTAGTGCTGCATTTCTTGCAGTTCTTACTCTTTGCTCAATGAGTTGCATTCTTTGTGCAACATCTTCTCCGTTTAAATAAAGATTCTCCATGATCCTAGCCTTTAATGCATACTCATAGTATTCATTAAGTAAGTCATGATCTGGAACTAATAGATTACCATTTTCATCTTCCATTTGACCCTGATAGTTTAGATACACTTTACCAGTTTGGAAAGTAGTAAATAAGAACCCATCTTTAATCCATCCTTGATTTGGTGTGTTCCAATAGAGATTAGGACAGTCACATTCAATGTTCTGACTTGTCTTCATCCTTAGTGGAAAGAGTTGTGTATAAACTCTTGTAGTTCCAGGATTACTAATCACTTGAACAAGTTCATACTTATCACCTTTACAATTCATAAATACTCTTGGTCTTGTACATACATCTCCATAAGGAGCAAGAGGATTGTATTCTGTTGGAATAGGATTAGGAGCACATGTAGCAGGACAAGTATTATCCGGACATGCTGCAGTATGATTGCATGGGTTAGCATTACAGGTTGCACAGTTTACAGTTTGTGGTGCACATACATCAACGGTAGCTGGTGTCTCTACATATGGAACTTCTTGAATATTAGTTCCACCCACAAAACCATCATAACCAAGATGCTCTACAAACTCCCCACAAATAAAAGCAAAGTTAAATGTATAGAAGTCATCAGGTAATTTTACTTTACCGTGACATACATCTAAGATCACTTCTCTTTGTTGATTAATTCTTAAGCCAAGATCATAGTTAAGTTTCTTAACTAATTTAATCAACTGCTGAGGCTCTATCATATTTTCTAGAGCAAATGTATTTAGGTCAACAGTTACATCTTCTAACAATTGATTAAATGTTCTATATCTAAGTGTGTAATTGAAGTCCATTATCTAAGATTATTTTGACTATCATCTGCAGTATCTGATGTTACTTGTAATGATATAGTTAGTTCTTTAACTGTATATTGTTCAATTTCTGAGAACAAGTATTCTGGAAATGGTAATGGTTGGTCTTGTCTTATTAAACAATCATCTGTTGTACAAGTATCTGCTTGTCCTTCAAAGATTGCTTCTACTCTTACAGCATCCCAATCTACATTAGGAAAGTATAAGTAACCATTTAAATACCAGAAATAAATACTTCTGTTATACTTAAAGGTTGTAGTTTTAGTCATAGAAACCCAAGTACCAGGATCTGTACGGAATAATTCTATAGTACCATCTATTGAAGACACTGTACGTATAATAGGTCCAAATACACCATCTAAGATTGTGGGAAGTTTTTCTTTTGATCTTTTAAAGTAACATCCGGAGTATACACCAATGCAACCAGCTTCTACTTTATCTACATCAATTAGTTCTACATAAGGTAGTACTTGAAAAATAGAACTAATTTTCATTAGTCTAAACTGATTGTCTTCTCTTTTTAAAAGAGTCTGGCCATACTTAGTTAATAGAAAGTATATATTTCTATCAGTTAAGAAAGCATCTTCTTTTACTGCTTTGAGTGTATTTCTAACTCTTGAGATTGCTTCTCCAATTGTGGTCATAGATCAAATTCATTATAGTCTTTTAAACCATCTTGTTGTTGCTTTAAAAGAACACTTTTATAATACTGTTTTCTACTTTCAAGTCTTAGTTTTTTTGTAGGGTCAACTACAATATAAGTATTCCAGTTTTCAGGATAGTTCTTAGCAACAGATCTTTTAAAATCTCTATTGGCAACAAACTTCCACAACTCTCTATTCTTCATCTTATGTTTTATTGCAAAACTTGTAAAGAATATCTTAGCCAATTTACCATCTGTTTCCCAATTCTTATTTGTAACTCTTACACCATATTTCTTGGACTTAGCATAATCAATATTCTCTTTCCTACTATTGTTACACGTACCAATAAAAATCCAGCCTACAGAGTTAGGTAATTGCATACCATCTCTTGTATCTATTACTTTTGTCCAAACACTTTTATTAAAAGATCTGATGACCTTCTTTAATGTGTCATTATCCACATTCTTGTATCTGGGATACTTTTTTCTAAAACTATCAAAGAACTCTTTGTTCAACATAGTATGTACTTTGGGTCTGTATCTTGGACCTGTTAGATCCGGACTTTTAAATTCATTCATACCATATAGATTAATATACTAAAAATTATGCACTTTAGCAAATATAGTAATAAAACAAAACCCCCGCGAGTGCAGGGGCTTTGCCTTGTTGTCACAGAAACCAACAAACTGTAACTTCTTAGAATATTAAAACAGCTCTTAGTCTAACTGTTGCACCAGATGGTCTTGTAATATTAATTGTAATTAAACCAGTAACATCATCTACTGATACAACATAATATGCTGTTGGAGATTCATATGGTTGTATTAATCTCCAAGTAGAACCTGCTAAGTACCATAGACTGATTACAAAGTCAGAGTATTCAGATCCATCTAAACTACAATATGATGGTGTGATACCACAAGCTGCTAATTCTGCTTGTGTAATTGTTAATGTAGTTTGATCAAAGTCTGTATCAATTTCTTTAATATATCTTAATTTTTGTTGGGTTAGTTCTTCACAGAAATAATCAACAACATTATTTAAAGCTGTAGCAACATTAGTATCAGTAGATACAACAGTGTCAAGTCCACAGTCAATGTCTGCACCAGTATAGATAATACACTGTGCGTCAAATACTTCAGAACATGGCTCCGGATCTGGGCAACCTGCTGGCGTAGGACATGGTGGAAGAGTTACTAATGCATCTTCACATCCACAATTTTTACATTTATTAATTGACATATCTTTTTAGTATTATGGACAAACAGTTGAGAATCCAGTTTCAGTATTACATGGGTCTACATAAGCTACTAGACCATCAATTGAAAAGTTAAATCCTCCAATTTGGTTTTCATCACCAGCATCACATGAGAATGGCCATGTTAAATTAAATGTATCTGATACTAATGGAAAGTTAGCATTAGACGGTGCATTATGAATATCTGATCCAGTACCAATATAGTTAGGTAAATATTCACCAACTCTTACATTACTTGTAACTAATCTTAGTGGTGAGTTACCTTGGATACCAGCACCTCTTGTTGATGTAATTTCTATATCATGAACTAGTTGAACTGTCAATCCTTTTGTTGATGTAACAAAAACTCTAATTGCTGATGTTAAACATGTACCGTAGGTAGGATCAACATCAATAGATCTAAGTGCTACATCCCATGCTTTATAATAACTATTATCTAAGTTTCCTGCTGTAACAGAAGGTGGAATAACAGCTCCTCCATTATTAAATAAAATTGCACCGTTAGCATTAATACTACATCCACCTGGACCACTCCATGTTGTACATCCTGCTACAGAGTTATATGCACCAGTAGATGTTAATGGAACAACACTTCCTGGAGATGAAGGATTCTCTAATGGAACATATACAGTTCCTCTAAAGTGAATTTGATTTCCAATTCTTCTACACTGCGGTCTATTTACTCCTGAATAATATGCAAATCCTTGAAGATCTACCCAACCAGTATCTGTAATATTTGCTGTAATAACATTACCTGTATTATCTAGATTTACAGTTGCTGTGTTAGCTACTGTAATTGAGAATGTACTTACATAGTTATATACATCACAAATAGCAATCCATAAGTTATTAATAGCATCTGCTGCTGTAGAAAGATTTGATGATATTACCCATGTTCCAGCATAAGCTACAGAGAACGCTGTACCAAATACAAGTGATGTATCAGCATCTGTAATACATTGTGATAGTACTGCTGCAGTAATATCTGATGCTTCTCCTGTTGCAGACTTTAATGTACAGTAACCATAAGTACCATCATTGATTAAAGCATTTAAAACTGTATCAATAGGATAGTTACCCGGTGATACTACAGTTCCACTAAGAGTACAGTTTACAGGAATAGATGGTAATGTAAATACTGGAGCTGGTGCTGATTCAAGAGCAGTAACTCTAAGATCTAAATTTGTAATGCTTGCTTGAATAGTTGCAATTTCTGTAACTAAAGAACATACTTTTTTTCCAATTTCTATAGCATATTCTGAAACTGTCATTACAGTAACTCCATCTACTATAAAACAATTTGCAACAGTAACCGGAGTATCTGCTCCTGTTGATTTAGTTGTGTTCACAATTGAACTTGTAGCTGGGTCAGCAAGTGTATCAATCTCAGTTTGTAGTGCACAAATTCTATCAATTAAGAATTGAATAAGTGCTTGAAAATCATTTGGAGGACATGCAACCAAATTAAAACATGACAGATCATAGTTTGTCACATTTAAAATATCTAGAACTGTACATAATTCTGTAGCCAGTTTAGCAACAACATCTGATACAGTGTCACCTGTGCAAAGTTTAATGCACGGAATATCTGGTCCTTGCCAAATCACACAATTAGATGAAATTGGACTACAAGGTTTATTATCTAAGTTCAAAGGTTTCATATCTATAATATACTAATTATTAATTAGAATTACAAGTCTTTAGAGTATTACAACCACATGCAGTTTGACCACATCCACAAGAGGATTGAGTACAACCACAAGTTGATTGACCACAACCACAAGCAGGTACTTCACATGCATATAGTGGATCTCTTAAAGCTTGTAAATCAATTAATTGTTTTTTAATTAACCATTTATCATTTTCTTCAGGACAGCAGTTACTAATACCGTATCTAAGTTCTAGTACTGACTTGTATAAAATCTCTGAAGATTTACATGTTATTTTCTCATACTTCTCTGTACTACAGATAGGAGTTACATAACCAGGTTGTACAGATCTTTTTGGATAGATCTGTGGAGGACATGTATGAACATCATTAATTAATGTACAATCACCAAAATACTCTACATAGTCTGTAGGATAAGATGATAACCAATGTGCCATACAGATTCTTTCTGATCTTTCTCCTGAAAGTAATGTTATTGTTTGTACAGTTCCTTCACAATCTAGATAATCATAGTTATGAGCTATTGTGTCATGATTCTTTATTCTAGAACATATACATGGAAAACTAGTAAGACAGTCTAAACATGTATCAAACTCTTGTGATATATCTCCAATAACACCGGCATTTAAACTTGATTGAGATATTGCAACACTCCAGCATATTGTTGGACACCACTCAAGAGTAATAACTTGACCTACATAAGCTGATAGATCTGTTGAAGTAATTACATCAGCTTCAATATCTGCACAATCTGAAAGAATATAGTATATAGTCTTACATGCTTCACAATCATCAAATGCTTCTGTAACTGTAGTAGGTACATCTGAAGGAATTGGATTTGGATATTCATATACAATCCAGCATCCAGGACAGTCATTACCTAATTGAACAACTTGATCTACATATGCACTAAGATCAGATGACGTATAGATAATTGCATTAGAATCATCACAGTTTACAAGTTTATAATTTGGATCTGGATTACATTCTTCACATGAGTTGTATGCTTGTAGTACAACAACATCAATGGCACAATCACAGTCTACAACATTGTTAACTATCCAACAGTTGTCATATCCTTGGATTTGAACAATTTGTCCAAGTATAGCATATGGAGATAATGATTGATCAGTAGAATAAATTGGATCTAAAATTCCATCACAGTCTATTAGTTCAAAACATTGTGAAGGACATAAACCATCTACACAGTCACCGTGGTTTGTAATACTTAAGTTTGGTCCAGGAGACGGATTTGTAAATGGGTATACTCTAGAACAATCTTTCCAGTAACCATTTACAAATGTACTTACTGGATTACCATCACAGTCTACATATTCTAACTTTGCAGATCCTATAATCTCATAACACTCACAATTACAAGTACATGGTATATCAGCATCTACACCAACAATAGTAATTGCATTAAGGCAATCTGGTGCAAGGGTGACCATATAACAATCAAATCCACCATCTGCAGTTACCTGTATTAATACACTAGTTCCTACATATGCTGATAAATCTGAATCAGTTGTAAATGGTGGAATACTACCATCACATGAATATAATGTATAACATTGTGCTACACAATCTGGACAGAAGCCTGGAGTAGCATCAGTACAAGGATCTTCATACGTTGTTGTACTATCCCAAATATAATTACCTCCAAAGTTTGTAGGAATAATATTTAAATTACCATAATTAGTTCCATTAATTGGACTTGTAGGATCAGAAGCCAGACCTCTAAATATTCTATAACATTGATTTGTTAAAGGAACATAAGTATTAGTTAATGGATCATAACCAATTGCTGGAGGACCATTGTAAATATTAATACCTAATTCAGGTGCAGCAGTAGTACTATTAAAACTAAAGTATAATATATTTCCTCCACAACAAGGTTCAAAACCAAAGAATGTTGCTGATTGTCCAGGAGGAGGAGGAAATGTTGTCATAATTTATTTTTTATATCTATCTTTTCCCCAAACTTGATTTGTTTGAGATACTGTTGCTGTTGTTTTTCTTTGAGTTAGTCCTGCTTCATATGTTTTAACACATCCTGAACATACAGTTTTACCATCTGATGCTGTTCTTTTCTGACACCCACATGATAGTTTCTTTTTACAGTTTGGACAATTTGCCATATTTGTTGGTTTTAAATTTTTAGCAATTTACACAATCTAATTTATTTAACATCTTTAAAGCATAGTTATAAAGTGTCATTCCTTTCTGAGGATCATGACAGAATTCTACTTTTGCTTTAGCAGCTTCTAAATACATTTTGATTAAGCCAAGTTGCTCAAGTCTTTGTTTTGTTCTAAGTGGTGGCTCACATGCATTAGCATCCACCTCACACAAAATATTATAATACTTATTTAAAGCATAACTAATTCTCATATGATTGTATTCTACAAATACCTGATCATTAGGAGAAACACTATACTTAATTACATAAATACCATCTGGTAAATTAGCGTACTGAGTTCCACAGTTTGCAGTCTGTAAATTAAGATCACAAGCAGTTAATGTAATATGTCCACTTGCTACGAACTCAGTCATCTGAGTTCCTTCTAGTTGAACAGAGTATGCAAACCCAGGAACAGTTACATTTAATGTAGGACATGTTACTGGCAACAAATCAGAATATACACTAGTATCCATAATCTTTAGGACACAGGTATTCATAACTGTTGGAACTTCTAAACTTAATACGTGATTAGCCATAGGTGTTTAATAAAAAAAGGGGATAGGAGTTTGTAACTCTTCTCCCCTTTTAGATTTTTATTCTTCTTTACTCTTAGTTACAAGAAACTACATTGTAAGGATTGTACACTGGAAGTGTAGGGAATGCAGTTAAAGAACTACAATCAGTCTCACATTCAAATGGTTCAATGTTACATCCATTATTACAACTAATTAACCAATCTTCTACAGTACTATAGAATGTACTTAATGGATCTTCTGAGTAAACAGTTAATGCATACTGATCATTATCAAAAGTACCAGTTGGGTTATTGAAACGTGGTACATTGTGAATAAGTACGTATCTGTAGTATAAACCACCACGGTTAATAGTACTGATAATTTGGTTACCTTGAGTAATTTCACGGATACGGAAGTCAGTAGCTAAGAAGTTTTGTCTGTAAGATTCTGACAATTTTAATTCTCTAAGAACTGTTTCACCAAGACCTTGTACTTGACGTCCTTGACACTCAGTTACAACACAAAGTGTAGTAAATAAACATGGTTCACCATTGTAATCTACTTCAGATGCATAAAGTTTAACTGGCTCTTTTTCATAGAAGTCAGAAACTTGGAATGTACAGTCACCAAATCTAGTGTCAACATAAGCACCGTTTAAGATCAAACCTGCACAAGCATCAGTAATGTGTCCAGCAGATACATAGTTATCCCAAGTATCAGCACCTTCTGCAGTTAAGAAAGCAGCAGAAGTTCCTGGAGCATACCAAAGGGTACCATCTTCAGCTTGTACTACCGGTTGAATAAATGGAGAAATAATTGGATTATTTACAATTCCATTAGCCCAAGCAATCATTACTGTAGTTGAGTCAACTGCTACTGGAGCAATTGCATCTGGTGCACAACATCCTGTGTATGCATCAACAGTTGCATAAGCATTGTGGTTTAAGAAACGTAATGCAGGAGAACCTTTAACATCCAAACGGAGGTAGTAAGTTTCACCACATAAGAATTCTTTGCAGCACTCAGCTACAGTACCACAACCAGTTTGTGGATGAGCATCAGTTACATTATTAATTGTATAAACAGCAAGAGTACCTGGAGTTCCAGAAGGAGAAACAATTGTTACAGTATTACCTACCGCATAACCTTTACCTGGATTAACAATACCTGTTACTGTTGGTACACCAGCAGCAATTGTAATGCTAAGAATAAGACCAGTACCAGTACCTGTTACAGTTGTTGTTTCAACAGCTACAGCAGTAGTTGAGTTAGGAGCATATCCTACACCTGCTGTTGTGATAGATCCACCTTCTACACCACCACCAGTAGTCCAGTAAGTAGAACCTACGTGGATTACATTGTTTTGTGGACCACATGGAGCTACAGAATAGAAACGTGATACATACTTAGGGTTAATCATTTTAGACTTGTTAGTCTCTTGGTAACCACCTGCCAAAGGACCAATCTTATCATTGTCATAAATTGCAGAACCTGCAAGATAGATATTACAACAATCAGATGGAGTGATTGTCAAGTTAGTACTTGGATTAAAAATACCAAAGTAACCATTGGTATAAGTTGAAGAAGCATCTGCTTTCAACTGATTTAATCCATAAGTAGGTACACCTGGAGTAGTTACAAAACCACCATCAGTTGTAGTAACAACTGTAGAGCCGTCAAGTAAAGTCACTGTAAATGCACCTGGATTAGTAGGAGTAGCTGAACCAGCACGGGTCTCACCTGTCCCTAAAAATGCTTTTTCAAAAGCATGATTAAAATAAGCCATTTTTTCTAAGTTTTAATTAATAAATATATACTATAATATAGTGAAAGTTTTTAAAACTTCCAAAATTATTTTAAGAAAAGTAATTTATACTTAGTTGAGTTAATTGAATCCTTAACTAAGTCTAAGTTATTTACAATCTCAGAGTATGGTAACATACCTTGGAGTTTGTTAATTGTATTATATAAATCTCTAAGATATCCTACAGCATCTGCTACAGTATCTAAAGTTCTAATAGGCATATCTTTGTAACTTAAAAGTTTCTCTGCTACACCCTGATATCCTTCTACTAAAGTATCTGCATGTCCATGAAGACCATCATAAAATTCTCCAAGAGCTTTATGAGCTGCAAATGAACCATCTCCTTTTACTTTTAAATGAAGTCTATGAAAACTAATAGCAGCATTCATCATCTCTGTTGCACATGCTGCTGTCATAGTATCCAGTGAACTACCACCAACTCCCGCGTCCGGAGTAGGTTGTGGTTTAGCTGGTTCACTATTAGGTTGTGTAACAACAGTCTGAGGTCTGCTAATTGTTTTTGCAGGTTCAGGATTTCTTCTTAACATTCTAGATTTTTCCATTATTTTTAGTTGTTACGTTCTGCAGTTTCTGTACCCCTAGAGAATTGGTTTCCTGATTCAATATCTCCAGCAATAATACTTACTGCTTCATCAATTATTACTTCTACTATATCATCTTTAAATTCACATTCTACATTCTGTGTAGACTGAACACTTGTATATGGGTCTACACATCCTTGTATCTGAATTTTAATTGGCTGTCTATAGTAGATTAGATCTGCACTCTGTATTTCAAATTCATTATTGGTATAGATGTGAGTAGTATTACCAATTAGAGTAGCAAATGTTTCTCCCCACTCAAAGCTTGGTTGTTTACCTTTATCTCTTAGCAATACATTTAGATCACCTTCTTGAGCAAGATATACTGTCATTCTTCTTTTCTCACAGCATTCTTGTTTAGCATAAACATCCACTCTTTTCCACTGTAAATAATTTTCTGGAAGATCTCCAAAATAATAATACTCTTTATCTATAAGTGGAAGTGGTTCTCTTTTTAATAATACTTGAAGATCATCTTTTCTTCTAGTTGATCCTTCATCACCTTCTTTAACTAAGTTAATACCATGCAATTGTCTTCTAGCCCACTCAACTTGTGCTTTATTAAATGCCTCAACTATTTGCCAACACTCAATGTTGTCATAGTCTTGGCTATCTAATTTATTAAGCCGCTGCTTGATCTTTATTTCAATTGTGCTATTTAACATTTCTTATCTTTTTTTAGCCATCTTCTTTAAAGTAACGGCAAGAGCTTTTCTCTTTGGTGTACAAGTTGGTTTTGACATTGGAGTACAGTAACCTTTGTGTGCAGGGTTAATAGCTTTTTGAATCCACTTCTTATCAGTTGATCCACCCTTCTTCATCATAATAACTGGTGAAGAAACTAATGTTGCTTTTTTCTCACCACCCTTTTTTGCAATAAGATTAGAATTTTTCTTAGCTGCTCTTTTTGCTTGTCTAACAGGTTTGTTCTCCTTTATGTTTTTTGCAATTCTAGTACCAATTGCAGCTGCACCAGCACCAAGTATTGTTGCAGCAACTTTAGCACTTGGTGTACTAAATGCTCCTGGTTTTTTAGCCCATGGAACACATTTACCATCTACACAACCATGTTCTGGAGGACAGTCTGATCCGTAGTTACAGTTCTGAGTTCTTTTAGTTACTGCCATGATTATTTCTTTTTTCTAATTGTACCACCCATTTTCTTACGTGCGCCTACAGGAACAGTACCTACACCAGATGAAGATCTAACTCTACCTGGAGCTGGAGAATGTTGTACTGGAACAGATGCACCAAACTTAGCTTTCTTTTTAGCACCAACAATTCTGTCTGCTGCAGTAGGTTTAGGATTTTTATCTACACCAGCTTTTACTGAAAGCATACCAAAGCTAGTTGCACCACCCTTAGCCATCTTCTTAACCATACCACCTTTTTTCATAGTATCAATACCTTGGTAGTTAGGACCTGTTGGACCTCCATTAGGAATACCAGCAATAAAAGATTTAGATGCACCACCTTTTTGCATTTTTTTCATAGCACCACCACATTTAGCACAAGCAACTTTTTTCATAATATATAATTTTTAACAGTTCCACTTTCTCAAAGACTTATTAATCCTTGAGTTAGGATCATTAGCTGTCTTAGAGCTTGTAAGTTTTTTCTTCATGCCAGACATTCTAGCACAAAAAGATTTTCTCCTATTAGCATCTTTACTATCTGGAGCAAGCTTTGATGGTTTAGTAGTTACAGCAGTTTTAAGTTTACTGCCAGGATTAGCTTTTCTATAAGAAGCAACACCTTTAGCATTAAGACCTCCGGATGGATTCTTACCTTCTTTTCTTTGCCATGCTGGAGACTTTGCCATAATTATGCTTTTTTAACTTTTCTACCCATCCCTACTCTTGACTTCTCAGCCTTCTTAGCAGCTAGTTTAGAAGGAGTTAATTCATATTTAGTTTTAGGTGTATCCTTAGATACTTTCCTTGTTGGCCGGCAGTATTCATTTTTACCACCGGCTCCACAAGGTTTTCCTGATTTTGTATCTTGCCATTTTTCTGCTTGCCATCTTTTTAAGTCAGATCCTGCTTTTGTTTTTCTAACATTGCCAGAACCTTTCCTACATTTAGCAATAGCTTGAGAAGCCCTTGCTGAAGGAAACACAGCATACTGTGCTTTTACTTTACTATAGCATGCATCTTTTGGCATAGTAATTATTTTTTACGCATTGACATGCCATACTTAGCTTTAGGTACAGCAGTCTTAGGAGCAGAACTAATTCCACCAACTTTTCCTCTAGCAACTTTAGATGCTGCAGCTCTAGGATTAACACCAGACTTAACACCATGAGATCCAGCAGATTTTAATGCAGATACTTTAGCATTAGAATTTACCATACCACCAGTTTTCATAACTTTTCTAGGAGATTTCATTTCTTTAGATGAAACCATTCCTGTTTTCTTTGCATCTTGTCTACCTTGTCTAGTAAATGGAATATAGGTACCTTTGTTACCTTCACTACCAGGAGCATCTTTAGTACCCATTACATAATCAGTAAAGCCCTTACCTTTTGCAGTTTTTCTTGCAGCAGCTTTTTGACTAATGGTACGTCCACCATCTTGATACTTTTTAACAGCACCACCTTTTTTCATTCCTGAACCACCGGTTGTACCAGTTCTTGTATCTCTAATAGCTTTTGCAGCTTCACCTGCTGCTACTGCTGTTTTAGCTACATTGCCAGAAATGTTAGCTACTTTTTCATAAGTAGATGGTTCTGTACCAGCTTCAATTCTTTTGAGTTTAGCTTCACGTTGAGCATTTTTAATATCTGCTCTAGTTACTCTACCGCCATCCTCATATTTTTTAGTGGTGCCACCCATCTTCTTCTTAACCATTTTTTTCATTTTATTTTAATTTTAAGAGTTCCAAAATTTCTCACAGGCTTTGTTGAGATCTGTTAGAACATCTTCATTTAAAGGGTTCTTTAAGTATTCAACTACATCTGACACGTTTCTTCCTAATAATGCATTAGTCTTAGCATGGTAGATGTAACCATCAGCCTTATTAATAATATACTTAAAAAATACGGAATCTCTAACAATTGATTTAATTTTTAGTGTTTCCATATCTAAGTTTACAGCTTCAAGGAAAGACTTAGCAGCTCTTTCTTTGTTGCTTTCAACTCCTTCTCCATTAATGTACAAGTCCATATTCTCATACATAACATCATTAGGAGTTGACTTTCTATATTGTGTACTGTTACCATCTACTACTTTAGCTACATAGAATAGTTTAGTACTGTTCTTGTCAAATAATTTCTGAAGTTCAGAAAGTGCTTTGTTGCGCATTTTCTTGTATTCAGTTCTTGCAATAACTGTCTGTTCTTGTTTGTCTAAGTAGAACTTAGGTGGAACAGCTCTTGATCTTGCATCATCAAAACTTTTTGCTACAATAGAAAAACCACCAGCTTCAATAGCATAAAGTTTAATTCTATCATATGGATCATTGGGATCTAAGAATACAGGTTCATTACCACAAGCAATATTAATTCTATTCCAGAATTCTTTATTGTCAGGCTTAAGTAATTTTACTTTATTCCAGAACTGAGGATCCTCAACATCTAGAACATTTGCTGCTAACTCTGTTTCAAGTTCAGCAATAGCTGTTCTAATTTCTTTAATTCTTGCTTCTTTGTCTTCACCTTTTAGAAGTTTAATCTCTGGTGCAAATTCATTTAGACCTGTGAGATATCTAATAACTCCATTTTGCTCAAGACAAGCAAGTTGTTCAAAGTGCTTAACTCCATCATATAGAGATAAGCCATAAGATTCTAGTCCCATATTAGAGACTGAGTTGTCAAAGAACGGACGGACTGCAATTGCTGTTTTTTTAACTGTGCCGTGTCCAGTTTCTACCATTGTGAAATTTTCCATGTTTTGTTGGTTTTATTTTTTGTTGGTTAAATATAAAGAAAAAAAGGGAGGAGTTTCCCCCTCCCTATCCTTTCTAGTTTAGATTAGAATGATCCACCTGTTACAGGGTTTCTCATAACAATTTTCAACACTTTAGTTGGGTCTTTAACCCAGATTGCTGGCATTGTTTGGCTCATCATTACACGGTAACCATTGAACTGACCAGAAGACTGGAAGCCTTGGCTACGTCCCATGTAGTCCATAGTACCATTTTGATACCACCATTTCAATTGATTATCCCAAGACAATTTCAATAAGAAGATGTTGTCATTAGTGTTATCAGTGATATCAAAAATAATGAATGAGTAAGAAGATAATGGGAAACCATCTACAATTGGGTTCTCAATATCATTTGTATGAACATTGTCAAATGCTGGGTTAAGAACAAACTTAACATTTGCCAAGAATGGGATTACATATGAAGTATATGCAAAACCAAAGTTCAAGTCCATACCTTTACCAGTGATTGCACCGATATCAGCAGCCTGGATAAGAAGACCAGAAGAGATAGCCTCTTGTTTGATAGCCTCATTAACCATTCTCATACCACCCATACCAGTTTGTACAATCAAGCTACGTTTTGGATCTGGACCTTGGAACTCAACCTTACCATTGAAGAAGTTGTAGATCTCAGAACGGAACAAGTCAAGTGTGAAGTTATTTTTGTTGTATACTCTTTTGAATGAGTTATCCAACTGCTTCCAAAGACCCACAGACAATCTAACATCATCTGGACCATCCTGACGTACTCTACCACCATGACCCCACATGAGGTATGTTTCAATGTCAGTTGCAATTTTAGATAAGTGAGCAGCTTCCATGTTAGTCAAGAATGTACGTGACAAGTTACCGTTGTCAAATGCTTTCTTAACAGAATCTTTACCCATTACTTTAACCATGTCTTCCAAAGAAGTGATTGATGGATCCATAGTTTTGTCAAATGATCTCCAGATCTCAGTTACAGGAACTGTACCATCTGCATTCATTCCACCTTTGATCATCAAGTCAGCACGGCTAGAAATAGAGTAGTGTACGTGAGCTTCTGCACCACCTACGTAGTTGTAGAATTCACGGAAACCTGCATTAGTAATGATGTCAGAGAATCTTTCACCATACTCACCTCTTGCAGAACCTTTACGGAATACTTTAGTACCATTAGCCAAATACTTGTTGTCAAGATATTTGTAGTTGTCATTGTTTACCAATTGCACAGTATAGATAAAACCATCACCTAATGGAAGGATATCTTCTTGTGTAATGTACATCTCAACACCGTTGTATTTGTCATAAGTGATGATGTCACCATGTCCAAATTCTCTTTTGTTAAGTTTGATACGGAATGTAGTACCATCAACACCTTTAAAGTCATTGCCTGGTTCAACATCTTCAACAATGTAAGGAAGGTCAATAGAAACCGGAGTTTGCCATCTGTATTCCCCACGTGCGTTATCTACCATGATAACATTTTTTCCACCAAATGATGACATTTGATAAAGAGGCATTTCTACCTTTTGAGCCATAGCCCAAAGATCCACTGGACCAAGATCCATTGGCTCTGCATCTTTCAGCATGTTCACCAAGTGGTAAGAATCCACATGGGAACTTGCGTTGTAAGCGGTATCCCTAAGGAATATACCATTGTTCATTACTGGAGTTGCCATTGTATATATTAATTTAAATTGTTACTACTTAAAATCTCTTGAACAAATTATTTGGTCTAGAGAGTGTTCTTTGCGGTTTATTACCTGCTCTTCTTGGTTCATCAGATTCTTGAACACCAGAAGAAGTAATTTTTCTTGCCTCTTCAGTTTTCAATTGTCTAACTGTTTTTTCTACAGCAGCTTTAGAACCTTGATCTTTAATTCTACTTTTATATCCATCTGGATCAGAAAGTAACCAAAGAGCTTCTGAAATTAAATCATGTCTTGGTTCTACAAACTGATACTTTTCTAGAAGGTGTCCTAATAAATTAGTTTGTCTTCCTGAAATAGATGGATAACTTGGTTGTACTAATCCTGAGTATAACATACTCTGAGTTTTCTTATCAAGTTTAATTCCATTTAGCTCTCCTGAAACAAGAGTATTATATACATTCTCAGTATATACTCTAGCTTGTTGAGCTTGTTGTTCTTTCTTGTGTTCTTGTTCTGCAAGCTTTCTAGCCACAACTTCTTCTTGCATTCTGTCTAACTTCGGTTTAAACTGTTGAGCCTTTTGCTCTAGTCTACCCATGTCAGCCCAGTCATTGATCTCTGCTTCAATCTCTTCTGGTGTACCAAATCTTGTAGCATATAAGTATTGTCTTGCAATCTCTGCTTGATCATACTCATTAGTTGGATCAAGATCAATTACTTCTTCTACTTCTGCAAGAGTTCTAAAAAGAGATTTAAGATCTGTACCACCGTCAGCTACATACTTAGCTGCTACTTGAAGTTCTTCAGGAAGAGATTGAAAGAATTCTCTTGGAGTAGATTCTCTTACTTTGTTCTCTCTTTCTTGGAAGTTAGCTTCAAATAGTTCTCTAAAATCTTTGGTAGTATATTCTTCTAATGGTTTATCATCATCAAAAGGAATAAGTGTACCTTCTTCAATCATTTTAAGAGCTAACTCAGAAAGACCTGACTTATCTACTTTAGGTCTTCCTTTGTTTCCAGTCTCCTCTTCTTGACTGATCATGTCATCAAGTTGAGCAATTGCTTCTTCTACTTGTTTAGTAGAAGGTTGTGCTGCTGCATCATCAGAACTATCTGCTGATTTGTCAAGGAACGTGGTGTCTAAATCCTGTGGTTTTGAAAACACAGACTTTGGACTGTCATCTGAACTATCTTCTCCTGCCGGTAACATTACATTATCTGCACCTGGCATCCCAAATAGTTCATCAATATTTACATCTACCTGGCCTACCGTTGTAGTATCCAGCACCTGATCTTCCTCAGGATTTTTTGTTGGTTCTGCCATGTTTGTTGGTTTTGTTTATAATTTAATATACAAATTAAACTTCAAATATTTAAAATGGGCTTGATAATTTTTTGGACTATATAGCTATCCATTATCTATTTCTTCTCAGAAGATTTTTTATCAAATCTATTTTTATTTTCTCTAGCAATTTGTAACTGTTTATCTGCTATTTCTTTCTGAGCTTGTAACTTCTGTCTTTCAAGATCCATCTTCTGGGACTGTCTAAGATTTTCATTACTTTGTTTCTCTCTCTGAAGATCTGTTTGTTGTTGATACTGTTCAGACTGTCTAATATCTTTCATAGCATCTTCATAGTCTGATTGCATGTTTTTATTTACATCAACCATAGAACCATAACCAGCAGCTCTAATTTCAGCAACCAAGATATCTCTTTGTCTATCTTTTTCTTTTTCCATAGCTTGAGCATCAAGTTTCATTTTCTCAATTTCTTGTTGAGATTGAATTTGTTGCTGTTGCATTTGTTGTTGTTGTTGCATTTCTTGTTCTTTCTGAGCTTGTTGTTTTTGTTCAGAATCTTTAAGAGCTGTGCTTAGTTCAGATATGGATTCAGATTGAATAACTTTACCAAGATCATAGATAGATGCTCCGGTAGTATTGTTCTGCATTGCCATTTGTTTAAGTTGCTCAAGAAGAGCTCTATGGTTTGCAGTAGTACTACAGAAGATATTAAGATCTCTCATTAAAAGATCAGTACCATTAATTTCAAAGTTTACTTTTTCATCTGCTCCAGTAATATAACTTAGTCTTGCAGATGGTTTAGTTGAGTTATAATACTGAGCTAGGTCAGTACGCATTTGGTGTACCCTAGGCATTAGATAATCACAGTGTTGGATAAAGAATACCTCTGTCTGTGCATAAGATGCAGCAGCTGCTTGTTCTACACCTGTAGCAGTCATTTGAGATAACTGTTGTCCCATTCTTTGTGGGTTCACACCAATTACTTCATATGCCTGTTGTTTAAAGTGATTAGCTAACTGAATCCTTGACATTAATCTTTCTGTCTGAGCAAGATCAAGTTTCTGGAAGTGCTGGAAGTTTAATGCATTCTCTGTATTTGTAATAGAAGTATCAAGAGGAAGGATCTGGAAGTTCTTCATTGCTACATATGCATTAGCATAATTACCTTTACCCCAGTCTTCACCAAGAGAGTGCTTAGGTAAAGTATTCTGATCAAGCATAATTACAGTACCAAGTTCATCTACTAGAATATCTGCAATCTGATTGTTTACAATGTTATACCCAATCTGGTATGGCTTCATCAAGTCAATAAGAGCAGTTGACTTAGTATTTCTATCTGAGAATACAGCTCCTTCTACTGGAAGTTTACAACCATACAAACTATTGTCTCCTTTAAATTGGAACTTAAGTGGAGCAATATGATTATTTTGTAGACCAATATAGATTGGAGAGAACCCACCAGGATTATTCATACCCCAGAATGAAGGAAGGTTTGGACCAATTTTAACACCACCCCAAACTTCATTTACCCAAATCCAGTCAATATGTTCTCCAAAGATTACATTATCTCTTGTCTTATTTTTAAAGAGTCTTGTATCATATACAGGTTTGTCAATTACTTTATAAGCTTCGGTAACAATTTCAGTTAATACTTCTCCTGTATCAGTTACTTTAGTTAAGTGTCCAACTTTTCTCTGAGACTTCCAGTAAGCTGTTGTTACTCTAAGTAAGAAAGCAGTACCTTGATCAAAATAATCTTCTCCTTGTGATAAGATTTGATTTACAATATCACCTCCATTATATACAGAACCTGCTGCTGCAGTTGTAAATTGTCTGTATGCTAAAGAAGGCATATTAGTATTCCAATCATGTGACTTTGTAGCATCATAGAATGAACCATCATTCTGTAGTCCACCAATGTTATAACCTGCTGATCTAATTGGATAAATTGCTTCAAGTGCCTCAAGTTGCTCTTCAGTCATGATATAACCATACTTATCAATAACATCAGATACTGTAAGCATGTCTATTTTACCTACCCAGTTACCTTGAGAAATATATCTTGCATCCGGAGATTTGTGATAGAATGTAATTGCAGGATTCCAGAGTTCTACTTCATAGTCATCTTCCATCATGTGGAAGTGCCAGAACTCTCTATCTGTAATGAGCATATCACGGAAACCTCTTTCTTCAAGTTCATCCATTTTAAACCTCTCAACATCTACTTTATGTTGGTGAGTTGCCCATTCTTCAATCATTGATCTGTAATTCTTTTTAAAGAATTGTTCAATCTCAGGAAGACTTTTAAGTTTATCTGGTGCAATTTCTTCTTGAGCTTCTGCTGAGTTTGGATCTAGTCCTTGTTCAATGAGTGCTGTAATAACTTTTGTTTGAGCATCAGCAAGAAGAGTTTCTTCTATCATTACTCTTTTCTGCTCAAGCATTTCATTATATGAAAGCTCATCAATAGCTCTGTATGTAAGTTTAGTAGATCTTTTAGCAAATTCAGCTACCAGAACATTAACAACATTTGGAATAATAGGATAGAACTTTAACTCTAATACTGAGGGATCATCTTTAGTAAGTAGATCTACAACATCTCTATATTCATTGTTTTCTTCAACTATATAATCTGTTCTGTCAATAATACCTTTTGCAAGCTTATAATTTTTCATAAGCTTACGGGCATTTCTACGGATTTGTTTTAGACCATTCCATTCTAACCAGTCTAAGTTCCAAGCTGCCCATTCATCATCTTTTTCTTTTTCAGGTAAAAATTGAAGAGGTTGCATAACACTACCAAGTCTGTTATGCTGAACCTTAGCACCCTTCTTTAACTGTAAAGCATTATATACCTGCATATTTATTATTTTAAGTTCTTAAAGGCTGACCTATTAAAAACTTGACCGTTAATAACTTTAGACCCATGTCCCATATGACGGAACGGGGTTCTATTTAATTTAAACAAATTATTTGACTTTTGCAAGTTTTTAGAAGCATCATCCATTACTACTCTTTTAGAATAACCTCTGTTAGCTTGTTGTATTCTCATAAATGCAACTAGTGCTGCAAATGATACAAGTCTATCCACGTTGACTCCATCAGCATACTCTTGCATTTCTTTAAGTAACATGGGATCCGGGATCCTCTCTATTCCGTACTTTGTACGTACAATTGTACCATCTGTTTTAGTTTCTATATCTAGTTCTTCTTTACAGTATTCAATAGCATAACTTAATAAATGAGCCTTAAATAATGTACCGGTGTTTTTCCAACCATACTCTTGGAATACGTTAGCATTTGCACCAAGATCTTTTAAGAATAAGATCTGACTCTTAGGAACTAAGTATCTCTGTTTCTTTCTAGAGATCATATACTGGATAAATAATGAGATGTTATTCTCTATTACTGTCCATGCATTGTACCATTCTATAATTAGTTCTAGTCTCTGGTGAGTTTTATTGATATCATCAAATCTACCACACCAAGCTGCTACAATCTTATCTGGTTCTATGTATGTTTCTGTTTCTCCCATAGTAACTCTAGTAACTTCTACCGGAGCTTTCATTATATAGATAGAACAGAGTGATTCTGATGTTGTAGTCTTACCTTCTGACACGGGGTCAATAGATGCATAGTACTGTCCAAAAGTTGGATCCTTTATTGGTCTTTCCCATACAACAAGTACACCAGTTTTATCTTCTGTTTTCTTACTTATAGGAAACTCTTTAATTGGTTGCTTATCTGTAGATTTCACAGCTACTTTACCATTTTCATCTGTAAAAATATCTAGAAACTCATAAGCATATTCTTTCTCCTCTATTCTTCTTGATTGAGCAGCAACTAAGTGTGGAGGAAACACAGACACTGTTCTGTGTGCAAATGCTTCTTGAATGTTTCTTGGGTGCTGAGAAATACGTAACTGATAGTCTTCTGGAGCAAGTTCTTTTTTCCATTGCTCAAACTGTTTGTCAAGAGCTTCTAATGCTTCTTCTACAAGTGAATTACCAAAGTCATCTATGTATGGAGGCATTGACCATTGCTCAGGAATAAACAAACCTGACAAACCTACAGTTCCTTTATTATCTATAAGATTACTTTCTACAGCATAAATATCTTTAGAAAGTGGGTTAAGAATCATTTCTCTTAATGGATTACACTGAGACAAGTCACCCACAGATCCTGCTGCAATAAACATACCTGTAGTAACCATACCTGAGCGCATAGCCGGGCGCATGTACTCATATGTCTGGTCCATCTTAGGTGCAATCCCTGCTTCCTCATGGAAGAAGTACTTTACTGGACCCCCTACACCATTTGTTGGATCTTTCTCAAATGACATACCTTGTATGGTACCCTTAAGACCAACCTCTGTTTTTCTATCTCCTTTTCTTACCTCAATCTTTTGTTGCCACATCATTACCTTGTCTGGAGACATAGGTCTATACCATGCAGTATGTTCATTTAAGAAAGCTGCATATTCCTGTAAGAATTTCCAGGATCCTTTCTCATTGATGTAGTCTTTAAGACTTGCTCCCATCTTAAGAGTGACCCCAGCTTCAAACCATTGTTGGTTTATAAACTTACCCATATGGTAATAAGAAGATGCAATCTGACGTTTCTTAAGAATAGCAGCATGTTTATAGTTTATCTCAGCAAGTAATTCATATAGAGCCATATGATACTGAGCATCTCTAATTTTAGCAAAGTCAAACTTCTGTTGTTCCTTATCAAAGATTGGTAAGAAGTTAAGCCACATATAGTATTCTCTTGCAAGAAACCATGTGTTAGTATCATCTTTTACAATTATCCCCTTCCTGCATTTTGTTTTTTGATCATCCCAATAGGATATGAAGTCTTTTGATTTGAATGGGGCTGTGCAATATACTCCTGTATCTCTAAACTTTCTTGACTCAGATACAAATACCTGATTAGTTGTACTGTTGAATCCGTAA